TGCTCCTACAGTTGTGGTTGAATGTATGCGTGGGTTATCAGGCTTGCGCCTGGCTCACTGTCAGTTAGGCCAACTACTCCGCCTTACTCACAGGCTTGCGCCGCGGGGCCGGCTTAGACTTATCCGCGGGTTTCACGAAACTGAAGTATCTCTCAGCGAGATCGACCGGATCGTTTATCGTGCGCGCGCTGCCGAACTGTACGGCAAGGCGCAAACATTCGAGGCGCAGAGCATCATTCTCCATGCATCTGCTCCCGTAATCTCAGCACCTCATTGACCACGCGGTCATGCTCGGGGTGGTGCTTTTCCCAGTAAGGCGAGTTCTTCGCCGTCATCTCTGACATACGCGCCTGCAGGTCTTCGTCAGTAATGCCCGGTCGGCTATCCCTGCCGGCTAGTCCATCCTCGCTGATCTGCTCGGCAACATAGTCGCTGATATTGACCATCAGCTTGACCAGCTCGGGGTTGTCACCCAGCAGGCTACCGTCTGCGAGCTGTATTTCTGTCAGGTCCGGTGCGTCAAACTCTTTCAGCAGCTCGTTGGCGCGAGACATCTTGTCGTCAAACTCGCCGCCAAACTCTTTTCGTAACTCTGTCTCTACTTCTGAGCGGCGTGTTTCCATCGCCTCCTCGGACATCACGGTCGCCTGGCCTGCAAACTCGCCATATGCTTCTGCGAGCTTCGCGGCCTGCCGATCAGACAGTCCTGATTGATGTGCGGCATCGCGGAACCAATCCGCCATGTCGCCCTCCATTTCACCTATATCGTAATCGCCGGCTTCCTGCGGTCTACCAAGTTTGTTGTAAACCAAATCCCAGTCTTCATCGGTCGCCCAGTTGCCAGGGATCGCTACCTTCTCCGATCCAACCATCTTCTGCGCGTTGATGTAAGACTTCGCCATACCCTCGACGCTGCCAATGTGCTGCAGCGACGGGTCTTTTGCTATTTCGGGGGGCAGTGATGCCAGCCAGTTGTCACTCCCAGACGGTGCCTCCCCGGCATCTGCCGGAGCTTCCGCTACCTGTTCGTCGGACATATTATGATTACTCCTCTATGGGTTTGTGATCCTTGATGATGTTGGTCAGGAACAGCACGACATCGCGCTGGCCCTCTCTAAACGCCGTCTCGTCCGAGTTTGGCGTGAAGCTCGATTTCCAGAGTCCGAAACGTGCGCCCAGGTCTTCCATGACCTTCTCGCCGTCCTCGCTCATCAATACTGATCGGTATGTTTCTTTCAGCTCTTTCGGCGTCATGCGGCGCCTTCAATCAGTTCCTGGCCGATCTCTGTCTCGTCAACGGCACGCAGCGCCGGGGCCGCATCACCTGCGGCACTCGCCATCTGTTGTGCCATCATCATTTCCTGCTGTTGCTGCATGGCAGCGGCACGGTTCTCGCGGATACCAGACACTTCGCCCTCACCACGCACCACAGCCGCCGGCGTGCCGGTGACTTTAATGATGTGCTTGGCAAGTCCGTCCATATCGAGATAGTCGGCCACGCCCTGATCCAACTGCATCAGCGGCATCAGGAACTCGATCATCTGCAGGATGCCCTGAATGTCACCGCTGCGCTGTGCCTTCGCCAACGGCGAGACGTATTCAATGTCGATGTTGCCGTCCTGTAGCATCGGCGGCGCTGGTGCAAATTTCTTTTGACGTGACAGTATGGCAAAGCAGCGACCAATCAGCGGCTGCAGAAGCTCGGCCTGCAGGCGTCCCAGAACGGGGCCAAGCAGGCGCATTTTCTCTTCCGTTCTCTGCACGACTTCGGTCGCGGTCATCTGCGGCCCGGTGCCGAGTATGAGCTGATCCACATAGAACGCTGATCGGATAGCCTGCCTGCGCTGATCCAACTGCATTTCGCCCAGCGGGTTGTTTGCGCCAATGTTTAGCGGCTCAATCCTGTCCCTGGTTCCTGATCTATAGAAGTTCAGACCGCCGGGCGTGGTACGCACGGGCAACATGAAACCATCGTCGGGGACCATAAGCGGCGGATGTATCTGCAACTGGGCGGCACGAATAACCACCTCGGACATCTTGTTGACCATCTTGGTATCGGGCAGTGCCGTCATTGCTGGGGATCGGCCATAACCAATCTCAAAGCTCGCCTTGAGGAACCGGGGAACACAATACGGAAACTCGTCATACCCGCTTTCGCCAATGACCATCTTCTCGTCAGGGTCGAGATAGATTGATGCAAACGGTTTGTTGACCGCGTTTTTCTTTCGCCGGTCGCGATCTTCGCGCGGCATAACAATGTGCAGCAGCTCGATCTCGGCGTAAGGATCATCACTATTCAGCTTGGATATGCGTTGTGTAACCTGTTGCTCGCCAAACTGCCGCACAGCGGCGCGCGCCGTGGTCTTGTACTTTCTGAAGACCGTATCGACACGCCCCTGTTCGTTCTCCGATACATACACTTCGGCAATGTGCCGGGTGCTGAAACGGAAACCATCGTCGTCGTCGTTCTCAATAAAGATAACCGCGGTGCCGAACGTCACCAGGTCCGAGTAAAGTTCGTGAATCTGCTCCTGAAAGTTCGACCGGGCCAGATGCTGGTACATGACATCGGTCGCACCTTCGAGCCATTCCTTCGCCTCGTCGTCACCGTTCAGCTCGTTGTTCTCATAGCGCAGATCAAACCACGGAGTCGCCGCGTTCGTCAGCATACCGTGCAGGCTGGCAGACATCAGCTCGGCGGCGTGGACTGCCGTGCCGTCAAAGAGCAATTCGGTGCGCTTGTCGCCACCTGTGCGCTTCTTCGTTATGTCTGCCTTGCGTGGGCATATGTAATCGCCCAGCTCCTGCCAGTGCGATTCCCAATGGCTGCGGTTCGTTTGCAGCGTGCGGTATCGCTTCAGCAGCCCGGTTGCGCGCGGATCATCCATATTACTGTCCCAGCAGTGTCTTCTTAGTGGTCGGCGCTGCGTCGGTCAGACCCATGCCGCCAGTGACGTTTGCCTGACGAAGACCACGCTTGCGGCGCGCCTGGTCTTCCACACGCTCGCCCTCCTTGGTTTCTTTCGGCTTGATCGGGGGGTCTGGCGGCACAGGCGGAATTGGCGGGGGTGGCGGGGGGTTTGGCGCGCTTAAAAATCCCCTTAAGCTGCTCCATATTCATAAGGGTTGTAGGCCATCTCCGCGTCTCGCTGCGGTGGTGTCCTATTGTTCAATCGTTGTGTTTCAAGTCCGATTGCCGCGGTGCGAAACGCATCGGCGGCGTGGCTCGACCAATCGTGGACGGGCTGATCACGGAACTGTCTCGTTTTTTCTGAATAAGCGCGGTGGTAGTGCCGCAGTGCTTCCAGACCGTCGCGGCAGTTGTCACGATCAAAGTAGCAGCGCGGTATCAGGAGCCGCGCAGCATGGATGCCATCTTCGACAGGCAGTCGCGGAACCACTCTAAAATTGAGGCCAAGGTTGTACGCAGCTTCGCGGCGGCTTTTGCCAGTACCCATTTCACGGACTTCCAGATCGTGAGGCCCGTAGTGCGTGCCATAGACATGGCCTTTTTGATGTAGCGTGCGAACATAGTGCGGTAATCCTTCGCCCTGGTTCTGGTAGAAATCGATCACGTTGACGCGCCCACCCGGCAGGGACTGTGTCAGCCAGATCGCCGTGTAATCATGCATCCCGATATCCCAGTGGGTATCGACCTTGTAGTCGCTGATGAGCGGCACCTGCGTAATCCGCCCCGCGTCGTCAGACTCCTGCAGCTCCTTGCCGTAAACGCTGCCGGGTACGTTGGCGACCCAACTGCACTCAAACTCCTGATTGTACTGGTCTTCGGTCATGGTTGCCTTCGCGGCTTCCAGTTCTTCCGCATCGAGCAATTGGGTTTCAGATGCCTTGTACATCTGGCGCGCCCAGCCCTTTGTGCTGGCGGCGGCTTCCCATAGGTCGTGAAAGTAATTATGGCCCTGTGGCGTGCCTATGAACGTGCAGCCACCCTTTCTGTCGGACAGTGCCGGGCGGATGACTTCGGGGAATATGCTTTCCGGCATATCCGCGACCTCGTCCATCACGGCAAAATCGAGGTAGATGCCTCTGAGACTTGAGGGATTTTCTGATCCCAGAAGGCTTATTCTGGCGCCGTTAGGCAGGTCGCAGCGCAGTTCCGTTTCATGGTACTTCGTGCCGGGTATCTTTGAGCTGAACTGCTTCAGATAATCCCAGGCGACGTTCTTTGCCTGCCGATACGTCGGCGCTATATACGCCAGCCTGGGGTTAGGCTTCTGTTCTTCAATCGCGCGCTTGAGCAGATGATTGATGGCGCAGACCGTTTTGCCGAACCGGCGATGCATGACCAGCACGTTGAAGCGGTTCTGATCCAGCATCTGATGCAGCTCGACCTGCAACGGGCGCGGCGTGTAATCGATCTGAATGGTCTTCAATGCACAAGCTCGCCGGCGGACTCTTCCCAGCCCTCAAACGGCCCCATAAGCTGTTGAAGGAACCATTCAGCGGCCTCCTGGGTGTCAAAGCCCTCAAGCATCACGCACAAGCCCACCTTGCCCTCCATGTCGGGGACGCAGTAGGCGCTGTACTGCATTAGCCGCGACCCATAACAGACTTCTTTTTCTTCTTCGGAAAGCCGGCCTTCATGTTGGCGTAGGCTTTTGGGCTGACCGTTGACTTCTTCTTTGATCGGCTGGTGCCAGCG